CTTATTGTGATAGCCCATGCTTCTTTACAGTTAAATTCATAATTATCTAAATAAAAATCAAGAGGATTATGACAACCTACTAATTCAGCACTTTCAACACTATGTATATCGTCCATGTTATCAATTTGTGCTACACTAGGAAACGGTGTACTATCATATAAATTATTATGTATTTCACAAGGAACATTTTTTATATCTCCCCATGTAAACAAAGACTGAAGAAAGTTGCCTCCAGAACCTGGATACCAAAGTAAGAATAATTTACAATCTATCATAACATCTCTTTTATTTGTTTATCTTCGTAACCTAAGGCAATTAAGTATTTTTTTACGTCTGCTTTTGTGTTCATACTTGCCATTAGTTCTAATTCATCTTCTTTTGCAAAAGGATATAGTGTTTTTAAAGTTTTTAGTATTTTGTTATTCACTGCATTTTTCTTTTTACCACCTGGAATCCATTCATGGAAAGTAGTACCCATACCTGGACTAGCAGTTGTTAATAATAACCATTGAAGTTTTGGGTGTTTAGTTAAATCAAAGAAATTTGTGTTCACTCGTTTGTTAGTAGCAATTAACCACCATTCTTGCAATGCTGAAGCACCTTTAACACTACTTGCATATCTGTTCATAAGAAAGGCACTAAAAGCCTTCTTTTCCTCGTCACTTAAAATATCGTAGAAGTCTTTCTGCTTACGATCCATTGCTCCGAGTACTTTGTTAAGTGGTAGTTTACTTGCCATAATGTATTATAACACCTTTATAAATATTCTGCAAATGTAATTTCAAATAAATTTGCATCGTCAATACTTTCAAATTTTATATGATACCATCTATTATTGTCAGTATCCCAATCAATTTTAATATTAACTCCTTTGTCTACTAATTGTCTATCATTGAAAAAGTTTACAACATTTTCAATTAATGGTCTTTGAGTATTAAGCCAATGTACCTCGTCTTGAGCATTAAGTTTCAAACTATACTCATGTGCATTATTCTTAATAATTAATTTACCAAATTTTTGAGACATCTACTACTTCTGACGTTCTGCTTATATCTTCTACAAAATATGCACAAGGAGGATTTTCTCCTTCACATAATGGCACTGCTAATAAATGCCCTGGTTTAAGTTTAGGAAAGAACCATTTTACTTCATTATATACGTCTACGATTTCTACCGGAAAAAACTCTGGTCTAAAATCACCACGTGGGTTAAAAGTAAAAGCATTGAATCCTCTATCATTTAAACTTGTTAATGGAACAACTTCTAAGTCGCCTACTTCCGCTTCACCTATTAGTAATTGCCAATCCCTCGGCATCCTAATTGTATGTTTTCCTATCTTCAGAACTAATGCTGGTGCATTAAAACTTTGAAGGAAAATTAAGGGAATAAAAAAGTAGTCTGGTTCTTTTGGGTTACTATTGTCCAAAACTCCAAAACGTAAATCTTCCACTTCTTCAGGCAAGTCATTCATTACAAAAGTTTTGTTTTCTAGTGTAAGAATCTGCATTAATATACCTCTTTAATTTTATCTGCTATACCATATTTAACTGCTTCTTTGGCAGAAAGCCAAACATCTTTTGCTGGTAATAGCACTTCTCTAATTTTCTTTTCTGACATACCTGTACATTTTTTATAATGTTCAACCATACGTTCACTTGATAGTTCAAACTCTCTAACACGAGCAAATAGTTCATGTTCTTTTCCACCTGATCCCCAACTATATTGATGTGATAAAATACTTGTATTTGGTGTTAGAATACGTTTTCCTTTTGTTCCTGCCATAAATGTAAGTATACCACAACTTGCAATAATTCCTAATCCTACTGTTTTAATTGGAATACCACTTGCTTTCATTGTATCAATAAGAGCAAATGCGGCATGAACATCTCCTCCGGGACTATTAATAATTAATGTTAACTCTTTTGGTCTTTCACTATCAGGTGCTAAATTTTTCTCAACAATCCATTGTACTACAGGCTTTGTGCTTTCCATAGTAAAAGGATCTGCAAAGTAATGAACACCTGCCTCCCACATTAACATTCCTGGTTGTTTAGGAAGTGGTTGTGATGATGGCATTTTTGCTTTATTATCTTTCATAGTTAGATCTCCGTCCTTTAATCCCATTGTGTTTTTTGAATCACAAATGGGTAATTTGCTTCTTTATAGAAGTTTTTTCGTTTAGTCAAATGTCGTTTGGCATACTTACAAGTACTTGTTATATCCCAAATTTTCACAAAATCTTTATCACTTGCTTTTCTGATACCACGCCCAATACTTTGTATAACTCTTACAAAACTTTTACCTGGTTCTAATAGTACAAGATTAAAAATTCTTGGTATATTAATACCTACTGCCGCAACACCATATGTTGCTACAATAATTTTATTATCTACATCTGCAATTTCATCATAATGCTCTTTTCTGTCTGTTGCTTTAGTGGCGCCACTAATGAAGACTGCTTTGTCTCCTAATCTTTTTACTAGTTCTTTACCCGACTCCACTCTGTCAACTAAAACAAGAGTGTTTCCTTCTTCTCCAATTTTGTCGATTAATGTAGACAAATAGTCTAGTCTTTTATCATTTGTTAACAAATATTTTAATTCACTTTGATAGTTTCCGTAATCTCCATGGTCAACTAATTGAACTACATTAACTTCGCAATTTGCAAGTACACCTTGTTCTTGTAACTCACTTGCACTTTTACGACCAACTACTTCCCCTAAACTTACTAAAAGACTCATAAATTCAAAATCTTCTTTTGGAATAGTTCCTGTTAATCCCCATCTAATAGGAATAGTAGACATAGGCCCTGTTAATAAAGTTTTTAGTGCTTCTGCTTTTGCCATATGTACTTCGTCTACCATAACACAAACTACACCTTCAATAAATTCTCCAATAGTTATTGGTGCTACTGCATTTTTTGTATTCTTTAAAAGAATATTTAAACTTTGCCATGTACAAATTGTATGTTGATGTCCAAACTCTTTTCTGTCACCGTAAAATACCCCAACGTCTAATCCCATATTAATATAGTCTTCTTCAGTTTGAGTTACTAACGATTTATTAGGAACAATTACAATACTTCTTCCGTACTGTTCAACTTTTGTACTTAACGCCGCCGTTATTAATGTCTTACCTGCCCCAGTGGCAATTTCTTGCATACTTTGTGGATTGGATAAGAAGTTGTTAATAATGTCTACTTGATAGTCACGTAACACAATAGGCTCACCTTCAACAGGATGTCCTTTGGGCCATGACATATCCGAAAATGCTTCAGCAGTAATTTCATTAAAATCAAATTTAGTTTGATATTCTCTTTGGTCATCTAACTCTATTTGGTATTTCATTTCTTCTAATACCGGAATAATCTTTGGTAAAAGATTAATGTAAGTACTACCACCTAATTGGAAGTAACTAACTTTGCCGTCCCATCTTCCTAATCTAACTGCTGGGAGATATCTTGCATAAGGAACTTCATACTTAAACATATTAAGTAATCGGCGTCTAGCATCTAATTCTAACCCTTTTATAGATACATTTACTTCATCTTTAATCAGTAATTTTGCTTGTGGCATTTATTTTCCCTAAAGTATAATAACAAACCCAAGCATCATTTACGAATGTTACACCTGTTTGTCCATTAAGAATATTGAATCCGTACTGTCTAAACTTGCTTATTGAATTTGTACTAATAACAAAATCCGGCTTCCAATCATGTTTTACCTTAGGATTAGAATACCTTTGTATACTATCTATTATAGCAAATTTAGTATCGGAAGTCAATGACTTCTTACAGTTAAAGTGGTGCTGATTGTTCTTCAACTGCACTGTACAGACGTCTTTGCCCAGTTTAGACACCAGAATTACCAGGTTCTGAGCAAGTTCTTCTGTCATAGTTCTACCGTCTATAATAAACCCAATACGTTCAAATCCAAACTCATTAACTGCTGAATCGTATATTTGTTCTGGTGTGTATTCTGTCCAATCAAATCTACCGCCTCTGTCTTTAAGTATCTTTGTACCAATGTTTGATAGTATAATATTTGAACTATTATTAACAATATCTAAATTCTGATCAGCCGCTGAAACAATTTGCTCTATACGTTTTTTAGATGACATATTATTTACCCAATATTCTTTTAGGGTATCGGGTGCATTTCGTAGCACACACTTATCATCTTCAATTACTAATTGTATTGCATAATCACTTCTATTGTTTAATATATTTTTACACTTTTTGTACACATCTTTAAATGTATCAGAATAATCAAAATCATATTTAGAAGACCAGTTATACAAAGACATTAGAT